CTACGCCAACGCTAAGGTAACAATCGTCGCTATCGCTCCCCAAAAGGCCAACAAACCGAGAAAAATCCCAATCCAAACCTTACGCCGCAACTGATAGTCTACTTTTTCGGACATCTGCTATTCCAAATTAGAATTATTTTGGCAAGACCATACAGTTTGTAGTGCTAGTAGTCAGATCGTTTGTGTCGATCGATGAACGGCTATTGATCTGTATCCCCTATCAACTGTAATGATAATTTCCGATCACTCATTCACCAGTCGATGGGTCAAAATCAATGCAGAGGCGAGCAGTTTTTTGCCGTTGTCGCCGTAAATAGACAAAACCGCCAGCGTTAGCATAGCGGTTTGCAGGAAGCAATTGCGCCGGGATTGTATGACTAAACCGGCATATTCATGATATGACCATTCAAATTTTGTAACTTACCAAGATCGTCCAAGAGCACACCAGGCATCAGTTAGTTACACACTTCAAATCACCCCACATCCCAAGTTCATCTAGGTTTGGATGCACTTTCATGCCCCATCCATGCCCCATTCACATTACCGGGCAATCATCATCATCTTGGGTTGCTCGGTTGATGATGTACGTCACCACTCCTTTAACCTCGACTTCATCCAGCGCATCACCTTCAATCGCTTCCCCATCCCTGGTAACAAGTGACTTACCCATTACCTTTGCAAAATCGGTTATCCCTGAATACGAAATCATTACCGTGCTGTTCTGCTTTGGCTTGAGTGATAAATCAAGCACAGCATAGCCAGTCGCTGTCTCTATGGTTCTGGTGTTTGGACCAGTACCACATATCATGTCAACTGTAAGAGCTCGCTGTGCATAGTCATTAGCCGGAGAAGGAAACCCCATCAGAGAACCCTCCCCATGTTGCGCAGAATCCACAGGCGGTTGTTGCTATGGTCTGGCGTCTTGTCTGCAAAACACGATTGATTCCTCTCAATCCACCGATTGGCTTCATCATCTGAGAAGTGAATGCCTTTCTCTCGCAATTCTCTGATGAAGTCATTGGTACGAAGGCATACGTAGCCCTTCGGGTTTTGCGAAAGTGAATTCCTGAATGCGTTCTGTATGTCTGAATGTCTGAGCATGATCTGCCATCCGATAAACACTGTTTGTATATACAGTAGTTTTATCCGATAAATCGATCAATAGTGCTATTACCTATCAATTTTATGCATCGACGTAACCAGATGAAATTGCACATCCTTGTGCATTCTCTATTGAGCGCAAGCCCAGATGTAGAACGGGTACAGGCAGTTGTACGCCATGTACTGACGCCCAAAGGTATCCCAGTGGATATTGTCTCCTCGCGTGTCGACATAACTACCGGTTAGCAGGTCCCTGTTAATGCTGCTTCCATCACTACTCCATGCGGTATCGGAAGGCATGATGCCCCATGAAGGGATGATATGGAGTTTCTCGCTCTGTCGACCTTTGAATGAGCCAAGAACGTTACGAACGTACTGAGAAACAGTTGCATTCCATACCGAACGGCTGGAAAAAGCCATTGGGTAAGGTGCAACAGCGATCCTCGCATTAGGGCATGCAACCTTAATCTGCGACACCATGTAGTTTATCTGGGCGATGTACTGGTCTGGCGTCGTGCCAATAGCCTGGTCGTTCCATGCCAGTGCAATTGACACAACATCAGGGTCAGCAAATCCCTGCGCATCCAGATAGCGGCGATAATCAAACGTGTAGAAGGTGCCGGTTTGAGTGTCAGCGTAGGATAGTTCGCTAACCGATCCAGTGTTGAGGAAACACATGGTTGGGTTTGCGGTTTTCTGCGCCGTCGTTGCTTCAAAAAGGAACGGGTTTTTCGTCGTGTTTGATGGGTTGTCATAGCTAATGTTGATGCGCGTGCTGCCCAGCAGCGTCCGCTTACCGACGAAATGCGCAGCGGCCCAACTTTCGCGCCCCTCCCCCTTTCCGCCTTCATCCTGACTCATTGTGCCAGTCTGTGTCACTGTTACGCCTGCAGTGGTGAGCAGTTGCGTCAATCGGCTTACCTGACCACGATTGGTGAGAGAATCACCTATCAAGGCAATCTTCTTACTGGCCGTAACTGACGCAGGACCACGAACAAGCGTGACATCACGACGCGACCATTGATTCGGTTTCTGTCTGTTGTGGAAGCCAAAACTCACTGACGTACTGGTTTTCGTAGGGTCAATCTCCATAGTGCGACTGGTTTCCAGGCTATATGGCTGGCCTGATGGAGATGTTCCGCGAAGAGACCAGTCGAGGAACTTAATCATATCCCCCGTCCAGTTCATCATCAGCTGAGAACACTGTATCTGCAGTGGAGATGTCGGATGAACGAACATCTGATCCGGCAACAGGATCAGGTCTTCAGCGCCAGTAATTGGCGTGTTAACCGGCAACACTGGAGGATACGGGTTAGCTGATGCATTGATTAACCCCGTAACCCATGGCTCCAGTTGCGGGTCTCGCACTAACCCCTTGGTAATGTTGAGGATGGTTGTTGAGGACGATGCGGCGAAGAAGTTGAAAGCATAGAAATCGGCATTCGTTGCCTGGTTTCGGGCACCGAAATAGACCTTTGTCGCATTCTGGGTGTACTGGTAAACCGCAAACATTTTATAGGTGTTGGCAGCCAGTTTTTCTCTGATTGAAGCAAATACCTGCACAAATCCAGTTGAACTGTACCAGAAGAAAGCACGTGCAGCATTCGCCAGCAGCGCTTCAACATTAGCCCCAGCATCAGCAGCGACGTAAACGCAAAACTCAACGGCGACATACTCACCAGCCTTAACGCTATCGAGGCCAACGTTGACCAGTGCATCATGGAATTGCCCTGGCGGAGTGGCTGTAACGCGCATTGCCGGGACTGCTCCTTTCGCACCAAACTGAGCAATTGACTGTACCGCAACCGGAAGCTGATCGATCGGCTTCCATACGCCATCAGTTCCAAATAGCGGTAGCAACTGCTGGGTGGTATCCCCGTAGGGGTTGAAAGCAATATTCGGCGCGTTACCGTCCACTCGCTCATTGAACCCGGTATCGCGTGACGGTGATTCCAGAATTTCACGTATCGGCTGTCCAGAACACGCGAAGAAGAATCCAAATGTGTAGAAGGTACTGACAGTACTTGTCTGTTGGATACCCATTGCTACACGGCGAGGCTTCTGAGCAGTAAACTGATAAGTGGCACGTACTTTAAACAGGTTTGGCGTAATAGCGCTAATCACATCGGGTGTGATTTCTGCTACAGACATATCCTGGTCAGCAAAGAATACACTGACTTTTTTAACCTCATCCCATGCGCTCAAACCAGAACCAGGAACAACGTATACATAGAATTGCGCAGCAGCATACTGTCCGCGAGCAATAGTATCGTAGACAAATGGCTCAACCAGCGCTTCTGTGGTGGTTCCAGCGGTAACTGGGTTAGCAATCAAGCATGACACCGCGCCAGCATTTGTAATCGCGTTTTTAATTGTAGTGTCTGAAATTGAACTAACAGCACTCCATCCGATAGAACCAACACGCAAGCGGGGCATCTGATATGCCGGGTCCGCGTAGCTGTTGGTTATAAGGTTTGGCGCAACTACTCCTGCAACATTCAGGCGATCTGCAAGAGACATATCACCGCCTACACCAAAGATTGGCCTGCCAGATACAGCCATCTGAGGGTAAGCAATCTCACATGCAGTAGTGCTCAATCCGCGCTGCTGGCATCCGAAATAAATATACTGAGCGACACCAGGAGTTGAGCCGGTAATCTGATAAACCGCAGTAACCAGGGTGGTACCGCTGCCTAAGTCCTCTTTTCTGGATGTAACTAAAGTACCGGCTGTTGATGGCTGAATATTCCAGAATGCCAAGTCTGTAACGCCCCGGAACAGGAATGATACCGCCACATAATTGCCACCAGTTACATAGCTTAAATCTTGCTGGAAAACATAGTTCACTGCCGGGTCTGAGGTAGAGGCGCGCGGAGGGCAAGCAACAGACTGTACAGCGCCATGAGCAACCATTTCAGAGCTTGCCGTACCCCACGTTCCTGCTGCGCTTGCACCAGTAAGCAAAGACGGTAATTTTTCTGCGTTTGATGCTCTGGAGTTTGTGATCAGGTTTGGGGCATACATTGCATACTGAGAAGATAGCAATCTACCCGTTGCTGTAAGCGTTCCGGCATTGTTGATGTATTCATCTGCAATGGTGCTGCCGGAAGTATTTCTGACATAAACAACAGACCCTGCCGCAATATTGGCGATGTCGTTTTGTGCATCGGTTAGCGTCATGTACAGCCGTAAAGTGCCATTAAGTGCCGCGCTTCCTGGGGCATCAGCAACAGCTACGGCTGCACCGCTAACTTTACGATACCAGATAAAAGAAACCCGCATTCCAGTGCCCTGAGGGACACGGAAATATTCACCTTCTGCAACTGCGCTAAGTCCAGCAGAAACGGTTGGGAAAGTCTTATCAGTATCTACAATGGCCTCTGCTGACTCTGCTGACTCTGCGGCCTTTGTTGCTGATGCAGATGCGTTATCAGCATATCCCTTAGCTAGTAGTTCTGATGATTTTGCAGCAGATGCTGATGCAGATGCATCCTGTGCCGACTTCCTGGCATCAGCTGCAGCATTGTTTGCTCCGTCTACGTCAACCTTCAGATCATCAAGAGATTGCTGCACCGATTTATTCTGAAGCGTATTAATGAGACTTGCTCCGCCAGGGGCGGCAAGTTTTGCATAAAGTTGGTCTGGCTCGTACTTCAGAATATCAGGGAAGAAGAACTGCTGTACATCATTGGCGTCATAGACAGCCATTGAGTGGTTTTGTGTGGTGACAAACTTTGATACCTGGCCGTTAATAACGGGAAAACCTGCAGCATTTATCGCGATCGGCTGTGAAACTGGAACAAGCGATCCGTCTTCATTTTCAAGATATACCTGAATCCTGTTCGATGGGTCTACAGGGTCTGTATCAACAAGCCCGATATAGATTTTTCCATAGGCATTAGCTTTAAACTGACGCGCCAGCGTAAACAACTGGCTTGGCATAGACACTACTGCATTGGCTATGATATCTGACATTTACTGTGCTCCGGGCGCAAGTAATCCCCACAGCAGAGCTGCGGTAAGTTATGTGATTAGTGATTAAGGCTCAAATAGCCTTATTGTGGTTAAATTCAATGGATCATATGATGAGCATTCAATTCATTTAGTCTTGTGAAAAATCAAGGAACCAGCATGAGCAGATTACTCCCAGCGGTAGTGATATCTATTGCTTTAACAGGGTGTACAACTGGAGAAAAAATGGCCGATATCTCTCGTGGGATGTCGCGCGAACAGGTCGTTAAAACTCTTGGTAATCCTGATGGAAATGCAATAAGTGGAAAGTATGAAATGCTCACATATTCAAACCGGTTAATGTCTGGTTGGGGATATGATAAGGCTGACTACAAGATCATCTTGGAGGACAACAAGGTTGTCCAATATGGTGCTGAAAACGTACGCCAAGATAATGGCGCATCAGCAGCTAGAGCATTGAGCGCACAGCAAAGTTTATTGATCTGGCAGCAGCAACAAGCGATACAAAACCAGCCAGTTTATGTGGCGCCAAAATCTACGACTACAAACTGTTCAAAATATGGTAATAATGTAACTTGTAACACTTATTAAGTACAACCCTTTCCATTTCTGGAGTTGCCTCAATGATTAGCATGGTTTATATCGGATTCATTATAATGATGATTGCGGTAATCATCATGACTAATACAATCGCCTCAAAAAGCGATAACGCAAAGAAGAAATGCGAGGAGTTGTACGACGATATATCCGACCTTAAGGATGAAGTTTTCTATCTGAAGATGGAAATCGAAAGGCTTAAGGTCGGAGTGGATAAATAACTAATCAGATGTTACTTGCTGGCTTACTAATGGGCGAATGGCATTTGCTGCCTCAGTTAGTGCTCTTTCGTACGCAGGAGTCCCTGCCTTTGTGGCTGAAAGCCTCAATAACGCATTTCTGACAGGTCTACTTTCGTAGACCCTCATCATTAGGCCGTAACCAGCCTCTGCCGCTAATGATTGTCCAAGAGTTGCAGCCCCAGCTCCAATCCTCATTGGATTAGCTAGCGCTTGTCCTGTTTGGGTGACTACATTGGCAGAATCAGATCGTGATGTTGCCCCTAAAACATCATGCAAAGCATCCAACTCCTTCATATGCTTCCCGCTGAATATCGTGCCGTATATCTCTCCTCCAGATTGAGACTTGAGTTTGTTGATTTCGCTTATGAACTTTGCAGGAGAATCACCAACCCTCTCAGATATTTTGCTGATATAGGCTGCACGCATCGCATCCTTACCTTTCGAATCGAGTGCTCCCCAAATCCTTTGAATATCTGAAGGTTTTCGGCTATATACCACAGAGTTTATCAGCTCAGGAGTTGCCTCATTGCTAGCCCGGTTTAGGGTATTTGCAATTCTCTTGTTGAGAACCTTATTAAATACATTGGCATAATCAGAATTAGCCTTAAGGTATGCTGAAGCATCTTGCGCACCAAGTGATTTACCAACTGCATTACGCAAATCACGACTCATCGCATTTTCTACCATATTGGTAGTGGCCTTTGCTTGGTTGGGAAATACCATGGCATCTCCCTGTACATTTGAGCGAAAGGCTGTTCGATGTTGCCTGAGAAGGTCAAAGTCAATATTTCCAGACTCAACTTCTCCTTTAAGATTTCTTAATGAGTTAAGAAGACCTTGATTTGCTGAAGTCCCAAGCCTTTCTTGACGGGCAATTGCAGTATCAAGCGCGGATATTGTGTTGGTTGTATCTACAGGGCTTGTCCCCATTCTCTTTGTGACGTTTTCAATAACACTCCCGGCCGCATCCTTTCTACCTCGCAGCGTAGACGTTAGTGAGTTGACAACATCATCTGGGTTATATTCACCGAAGCGATCTAGGTAGTTCTTTACCAATTTACTGCGCGTAGCATATTGCTCTGCCCTTTGAGCTCCCGTTCCTAGTAAAGCTCCTTCACCTCCCTGAACTAGACCCTTACCAAGAGCCCCCATCTCGCCAACTGGCTTGGCTATATCAGATGTCATAGGAGTTACACCCATGCTCTCGGCTGTATCAATTAACTTCTGAGCTTCTGGTGCAACTTGTCCTCTAACTGCTGTAACGCCGCGACCAATTGCCTTTGCAGCACCAGTAAGTAAACCATGCGCACCTAGGTTTACTGCAGCGTTCTTAGCCACATTACCTGCAAAGTCACCATCCTGATTGGCAGCTTCAGCGACTGACCCAATCGCCATATTCCCAGCAACTCCAGCCCCTGGAATGAGATATCCACCGATAGACTCTCCAGCCTGAGCATATGGGTCTGTAGGTCGATCTATAGGTCGATACACATCATCCAGTACACGCGGACCACCCAATCCCTGACTGATAGCATTAATCAGGCTCGCACCACCTTGCAATACATCAAATGGAATGTTAACAAGACCTCTACCCGCCTGCTCTGCACTCTGGATGAGCGATTGTCCTTGCTGACCTGATTGCCGCTCCTCTTGGCTTGGAGTTGGATAAGCTTTATAAAATGCCTGCTTTGCCTCTTCCGCTTTGTTTCCAGCCTGTGGGGCTACGACTTCATTGAAGTATTGTTCCTGAGCCTGAGCTTTCTGCTCTGGCGCTAATGCCTGGTATTGTTCAGATGAAATAACATCTTTCCACGCCTTCGCCATTAATCACCCCATAGAGAAGAAAATCCAGCATTCGCCGATGGTTGCTGAGTACCTTGCTGTTGAGTTGTAACCTGCTGAGGAGACGGTTCCTGATAATCAAACTGTTTTTTAACCGTACCAAGCTTACTCTCAAGCTGACCACGAATTTTCCCAATAGAATCTCGGAATGCCTTTTCGCTCATCTTAGGGCTAAGAGCTCCAACGGCATCAGATAGCTTCTTACCCTCAGCGTCTGATAGAGCCCCCATACCTTTAAGGCTTGATACCATTGGCAGGAATGTCTGGGCTTTGAATGTATCAAGACGCGCTTCAAAGTTGGCAGCGTCAGAGCCTGGTAAGGTCGGGAATGCAGAGCGAACGCCTACAGCCTTTGATAGACCCGGGCTCCTCTCAAGCTCGCCAAGAGAGTCAAGTGCAGTAGAGAATGTATCTACTGCCCCTTGTGCTGCTGCCTGCCTGTCTGCCCGTGCTACAGCAGCCTTTTGCCTTGCGTCTTCTTGTTTCTGTCTGAGCTCTTCGAGTTTTAGGGAGTTTGTTTCCCTGGCAATTTGACGATCAAGAGTCTTATCTTGCAGTTCAGCCCTCTGAATTTCTCTACTCAGCCTTGCATTCTCTGCGCTGATGTTTTGACCTCGTACCGTAATATCCTGTCCGCGTTGCTGTAAGGCCTCTCCAGCCTGATTGCTGCGAATGGTTTCGTTTAGCTTGTCACGATTTAAAGCCTGACCAACAATCTTGTCCTGGGCATTGAAGTAATCAACTGGCCCCAAGGCCGCCATGCCTAGGTGATCGGCAAACTCACTAAATCCTTGCGGGTTTTGCTGATAAAGTTGAGCTACATCCTGAGGATTTATTCCTGCACGAGATAAATCAGCAGCATTGTTCTGTAGCCACGCCCCCATTGCCTCTGGGGATGAGGATGCAAGGCGTGCACTTGCTGCAAGATTTCCAACAGTGTTCCTCTGATCCTCATCAACAAACTTCATGCCGTTCCTTATGGCATCAAACTGTTCAGGATATTGCACAACTAACTGCCTCATTGCATTGCGATCGCCAGATGCAAAAGCATTACCGTATGCCTGCTGAAACTCCCCCTGTCTTTTGTTTTGGTCATACTGCTTTAATCCCTGCAGGACATTAGTTGCACCCAAGACAGCCTGCAAACCAATATTATTCCGTCCTGACCGCTCATCCTCATTATTCTGCCGAATGTATGCCAATGCCGTATCTGCATCACTTGCTCTTGGCGCATTAGAATTTAATCCACCAAGACTCGCTAATAATGAGCCAGAATTACCCTGCTGCCACGTAGCCATTTATCACCTCAGAAAAGTAATGAACCAAGGCCACCAACAGCCCCACCAATTGCAGCGCCCCATGGACCAGCAACGGAACCTGCCGCCGCTCCTGTTGCAGCTCCACCCAGGAACTTTTGTCCAGCTGATGGGCGGTTAGCGTTTGCAGCTGCTGCGTTGGCCTGTTGCTGATATAACTGGCCCACATTATTCGCATAGGACTGCCCTGCATTTGCCTGACCCGTCAATGCTCCCAATCCAATATTGGCTAAGTTCTGTGCATTGTTCATCTGACCAGAAAGCCAATCCTGACCCAAAGCAGGAGCAATGGCTGCTAACTGGTTACCAGTCGCGGTAGAACCAAGGCCACCTGTCGCCTCAGCAGACATCAGAGATTGATATCGAGCCTGTCCTGCAAGGTCTTTGTACTGCTGCGAGTTGTAGTAATCGTTGAGAGCCTGACCTTGTCCCTGCAGCGTAGATAGACCCTGAAGCTGTGAAACGTATTGCTGAGCAAGCGGTGTGAACGGTGCAAGGTTCTGCATGTTCGTTTGCCACATTTCGCGCTGCAGGTCGATTCCCTTCTGTGTTGCCTTTGCCTGTGCGCCGGCACCGCCATCACCACCCTTTTGATACACCGCTTTGTTGAGGTGCTTATTGGCAATCTGATGAATTAGCATTTAAGAGTTCCTCATATTTCGAGCGAGGTAATTGATAGAGAGTGATTCCTACAGGCTTACCATTGCTGATATAGGCATCATCGAGATGACCGACGCGCGTAGCACCAAGTAGCCGGATAATCGCGCGACCGTATTTGGTGGTATCTGGAACCATCGTGATGCTGTTCAGGAATGGGGAGTTCTGGAGAAGCCATTTGCAGAATAAGCGGTGCCCCTGAAGGGCATATTCACCGCGAAATCCAGGTAGGTAGCACGCATGACATTCAACTATGCTGTGCCAGAAGTTACGAACTTCATGGACACCAGCCAGCAAAACACCTTCATATATGCCGAGATATACCGCATCAGGTTTGATGTAGTATTTATCGCCGCTATCTACGATATTTCCTGTTGTTTCTGGATTATTGAGGAATTCTGCAAGCTTCACCGGGTTATCGATGAGCTTTATTTCCATTACTGTTCCGCAATGATTTTGATGGTTGTGGCCGTGAAAGCGGCACCGTTAGACTGAATCGTCATAGTGCTGCCGTTAGTGGCAAGATATCCTCCGACATCAACACTAAAGAACGTCGCCAGCAATACGTTATCCGTAGTCGTAGCAACGTTTCGACTGTTAACCAACGTATCAGGTACCGCTCCTGAGAACGTTAACTGGATAGAGCGGTTAGTCGTTCCTCCAGGCCATGAACCAATCAATGAGAGTTTGAAATTGACGGTCTTATTCTCGTTGTAAACAACAAGCTTATCGTTTGTAGCATCGAAGAATGGTGATAACGTACCGCTGGTAGGCGTAAGCGCCTTAAGCAGAGTGACAAGGTTTGCGCCAGTAGTTGGGATGACAAGAGATATGCCACTGTAAACCACTTCAGATTTCTTGCGCGTAGTGGCGTACTCAAGTGCTGTGATTCTTGTGGTGTGATTGGCTACAGTGGTTTGCAGCGTCGTGATGCTTCCTTCCGCTGCTGTAATCCTGGTATCAAGACCGGAAATATCGTTCGTGTTCTGAGTTATGCGTAACTCATGGTCAGCAAGTTCTGACTCATTGGCTGAAATCCTGGACTCATGGTCGGCCAATTCAGTTTCAGCGTCGGTGATTCTTGTTTCGTGGTCTGCGAGAGTCGTCTCGGCAGCAGATATGCGCTGCTCGTGATCAATGAGCGTTGCTTCTGCCGCGTCAATCCTGGCCTCATGGTCTGCAAGAGTAAGGTCCTGCTCCTCGTTTTTTACCTGCGCATCATAAGCACCCTGCCCGGCTTCGTTAGCCTTACCAGCAACGTTTCCAATGTCCGTACCCTGAGCAATTACATACAGAAGATATGACTGGCTGAATACGTTCCTGGGAAGGATTGAGGCATCAAGGCGAGTAGCCTGAATGATGACAGGCTCTTTTAATCCATCATCGGCCATTACTCGATCCTTATCTGGCATCCAGAAAGAGTTACCGGAGACTTAGTGATAACACGCAGTTTGAAGCCGATGTTTTTCCTGATGCGCCCTACGCGCTTCCAGATGACACGCTTATCGTAAATAAACGGCGCATTCTGCTCTATCATCTGCTCTCGACCATAATTGATACCGTCAGTTGTTGCAGACAGAAACAGACGGTCGGCATACTGAGCAACACCAGTTGATGATTCAACCTCAAGGTCAAACACCCTTGCGTTATCGGCTTTGAATAGCGGGGTAAACAGTAAGTGCTCTTGCTGTTGGTCATACTGACTGCTGATATCAAACTTAAGATACCCAGTAACAGATAGTGACTTGTCTCCGCATGTAATCACGTTATCTTCATATGCGAAATCAATAGCCCTATAGACACCATCACTCACACCAGTTTTTAGAACACACCACTGCGGGCCATTCTGGCTGGATGAGGCGTCGTAAACCAACACGTGGCGTGGCAGGTGAATAATCAGAAGTTCATGAGCGTCAAACCGAAGCGCCTCCATCACGCCAGTCGCGAGCTCATCAGCGGTATATGAGCGGATAATCTTCTCGATACTCGCTGTGGCTATCGGTGATGCCTGACCTGAACCGATTATGTATATCGATGGCGCTCCGGTTGCAGGGTGGCTGATAAAGGCGTAGGAATCAGCAAATGGCGTCTTGCAGTAAGTGCCAGCGATACCCTTCTGCACCATTAATGATGGCTGTGCAACGTAGATAGCCGCACCGACCGTAGTTGTGCCAGTAAGGGAGAAGTACTCAATCGTCGACGAACCGAAGCAAACAATAAAATCACGCCACGACCCAATCCCAATGATGCCATCAGGTTGTGATTCTGCGCGATATTCAGCGCTGTACCGGTCAGGATGGGACTCATCCTCAAGGTCAGAGATGAACCATGAGTCAGATCCGTCTTTTGACCACGCATAACGACCACGTAAGCGAGTAATATCTCTGGCTGAACCTAATTCGTACTGAGTGAAGTCAGAATCAGCCGACCAGTTATCGATGGTTTTAGTAGTTCCGTCATAGCGATATTCAATCACCGAACCGTTAACGCATACAGCCTGTGATGTGCGACCAAACGCCATGGAAACTCGACCACTGCCAGCAACATCACCAACCTCGATCTGCGACTTATAGAGCTTGCCGCCTAAAACGCGATATACGGCATTCTGAGCGGTGTTGTAGATAACACCACGCGATACACCGTTAACATCACTTCGTTTTGCTATACCCGGGAATGAGCGAAGATAACCATTACTGTTGAGCACATCTTTGGGCGTAGCAAGCATATTCACTGGAAGATAGTCGATATAGTCGGCGTTCTTGAAGTCTTTGCCGACCCCTTTCATCAATGGAAGCTGCTGAATCGGCATTTACTCACCTATGGGTTTGGCACATCGCCATCAATTGGCGGTAGGTCGCCAGGGTAATAGCGATCTGCTGTGTATACGTCGTACTTGTTGCCTTGACCAACCGGAAAATCACCACGTCTGCGCATTGATGGAATAACCAGCGTATCGGTGAGCAGCGCGTCATATGAACGCTGTGCGTTTGTCAGCACACCGGAAGAAGGTTCAAGGTTGTAATCTGAAAGGATGCGCAACATCAGCTGATAACCGACAGCCTGCATGTATTTACGAGGCAATCCTGAATCATCATCGGGTAAAGGTTCTTCGCCATCTGTAGCAAACAGGTAGCCGATATCGCCAGGATTAATCTGCCACTCGTACATCATATTTTCTAGGTCTTGAATGGCGTCCTCAACTGACTGAGGCTCAACATCGGTAAGCGATGCATTTGATGCAATTGCTGGCTTTCTAAGGGCGAAAAGTACGATATCACCCTTTGTCAGAGTCGTTGCCATTATCTGCCGCCTTACGTCCGCGCTTGGTTGCTGGCTTCAGGTCGTCTACTGATGCAACGAAGCCTAGCTTTTCGTAAATCGGGAAGTCTTTTTCTGCGATAACTGCCTGTACGTGACCAGTTTCGTTATCTGCGGTAAGGAAAACACTCATGCGATCCATGTCATCTCCTCAAAAAGTAAGGGGCCGAAGCCCCTTGTGATTACGGGTTTCCGAAGAACTGTCCACCCATGTGAGGGTTGAAGCAGACATATGCCGGCAGCAAGTCGAAACGCATTTTCTGAACGTTGGCGTCGCCGTCCGAGTATTTGTGAACACGGATAGAGAAACCTTCGTAAGTAGCAACGGCTGAGTCGATGCTGTTCAGTTTAGGCAGTGGGATAGTGCCCAGTCCGCAGAAGAACTTGTTATAGAACAGGTTCGGCTTCATCGTCTGACCTGCAGTACCGATGACGGTTACGGCATCGCCTGCTGCAAGTTGACGGCTAACAGCGTTGTATTGCGGGTTGGTGGTGTCATAAATCGGCACACCAGACAGCGTTACAGTAACTGCACCACCTGCGGTGGAGTTGGCATCAGCCAGAACGGTTGCAGTGAAGCTAATCGGTGCGGAACCGTTATACAGAACCTGCTTAGACTGCTGCTGCAGCCAGTAGGTATTAGTGAACTTAATCTGATCGCCTGCTTTCAGGAAGCCCGTAACAGAAGCAGTTGCGCCAGTCAGCGTTACAGTGAACTGGTAGGTATCTTTCACTGCGTTATAGGTTACAGTAGGTGCAGTCTGCACAGTCAGAGTGCCGCCAAACGCGCCTTGAGTACGAGATGCCAGGCCGTTAGACATCAGTGCACGGATGCCGCCGAAGTTGCCTGAGATTTGTGCATCTTCCCAGGCTGAGCGAATCAGTTGATCATTGCCATGCAGGCCGGATTGTGCGTCTGCTAAGCGCTGAGCTGACCAAGGGTCCATGACGGCATAGTTCTCGCCGGTTTTGATTCCGAGGTCTTTCATGAGAGATGCGGTCTGTGCAACATCTGACCACTTGTTAATCGGGGTGTTTGGGCTCCCAAGTGACAATGCGCCATTGTTCATCATGAACTGGGCAAGCTCAGTCTCAAGGTCAGTCACAATTCGTTCACGGACTGGCTTAAGAATTTCGTCCAACTGATTAAGCTCGATAGCCTCTTCCAGTTGACCATACTCAACGGCAACGGTGATGTAGTTACCCACCTTGCCGGTTGCTTTGCCGGAGATCAGGTTGTTCTTTGCCTGACCGGAAATGTCACCGGTTGCAGTTCGCTTTGACGCGAACTGGTGCGGACGCTTGAAGCTTACGCTATCACCAGTGCTGGAGTTGATTTCACCTGCCAGCAGTTGTCGGTCTACGGTTTTAGCGAGAACCAGATCGGACATGAAGCCAGGCAGGAATTTTTTCAGTACGATTTGACTGACGTTACTTTTTAAATCGTTAGTAGGCATTTAGCAGTTTCCTTTATTCGATTTTTGCGCCGGGGCAGAGTTTGTTGAATTCGTCTTGTTTCGCATCAGCGCCGCCACCGCGAACTTCCGGCTCTGGTTTGATGGCTTTCTTGGGTTTCGGTGCAAGGCTAACTTGCTTGCTAATCTGACCTAAGAGAAATGCTGCGCGAATTGGGTCTGTCTCAGCGGCTACACGCTGGCGTAGTTGTGGGTTCTTACCGAGCGCATAGGCGATCAGTTCTGAACCCTCGTCTGCTGCATGAATAATGATTTCCTGCTGAATAGGCTTGAGCTCGCTAAGAACGATGCTTTCCATCTCCTGGTAATCTTTCACCGGGAGCTTTGCTGCTCGTTGCTTATGAGCTTCTACTCGCTGCTGGAAGCGTTGCTGATATTCCTGCTGCTGACGTTGCTGCTGTTGCTTCTGCTGCTCGGCACGGCTCTTTTTCTCATGCCAGTCAGTCACTGCCTGTTCAAACGCCGCCTCGTCGTAGTCGCACGACTCAAGAGTCGGCTTTGGAGGTAATGCGTCTGATTGCGGTTGCTGCACCTCTGCCGGCTTGGATTGAATCTCCTCAAGTTGGCGGCGCAGTTCCCGTAACTCTTTATCTTTCTCGCGATTGTTCTTGCGTAAATCTTTCACCCACTGAGGGGCTGGTTGACCATCAACGTGATCGTCATCCTCTTCAGTAAGCGGGATTTCTTCATCACCGATACGCAGGGAGTATTCATCCGGCTGCTCTTCGGCCTGTTCACTTTCGGCAGTAACCTCTTGCTCAGTATCGGCCTGGCCTTTCTTCTCAGGCTGCTCTTGTTGCTCAGTGGTCACTTCTTCGGCTGATTCCTGTTTTTCAGACAGGTCAATAACCTGACCGTCGATGATCAGTTCGCTTTCCATTGATTACTCCTGATTAACTCGACAGTGAGCCTGCCGGTGGCTGTGGTGATGTGATTTGTTGCTGTTGGGATTCGGCGACATCTTTGAGAAGCCTGATGACTTCCATTACTGCTTTGTCGTCTATGTTTCTGGCTTGAGCCAGTTTGTAAACGGTATTGGCTTGACTCTCCATTGCATCCTGCTGGGCTGTGAATGCTTTGATTTGAGTCTGCGCTGTCTCGTTGTTGGCTTTCTGTACTTCGGCCTGAGCTGCAACCATTTGAGCTTGCGCCAGAACCATATTCGCATCTGGCTTGCTTTGCGCTGCTGCTTGGGCTTGCTGAACAAGTGCCTGCTCTTTGGCATTGCGTGGCTTGACGATTCCCGCTGTAAGCAACTTGTTGCGGTTGTATTCCTTGTAATCGTCAAGCCCCTCTCCATCCATGTTCTCCATAATCAAGCCGCGAATGATGCCAGCATCTGGGTCTTGAGGTGCCATGGTGCTCAACACGCTTGTTAGCGCCGCAACTGTTGCGTCACGTCGTGCTGTATAGCTTGGACCAACATCAACGGTGACATCATAACGACCGGTTGAAAGGTCATTCAGTGCGACAACCTGTCCAGTCTGTCGGTCAACAACCTGTGCATTCATCAGCGCAATGTCATCTGTTCCGTCTTCGTTGACGACGCGAACCTCGCGATCTGAACCGTAAACCTCTCGGGCCATTGACAACCAGACTTCACCTGCGCGCTTCAGGCTCTTAGCCATGTTGTCCAGGTAGATGAACGAGGCCATGTCAGAGCGATTCATCAGGTTGTTAACCGTTTCCTGTGCGATATTGCTAGGCATCTGCTGCATTGCCTGGCTACCACCGGTTACCTCCTGAATATCTGCGCTGGTCTGCTGCAATAAAGCCGCAAGAGCCTGATTCATGACTGCTGGCTGCGTGTACCCTGCTGGAGTAGCCCCTGCAATGATGTTGCCAGTCTTATCCTTCACCTCACGTAATGGCAGGAAAGCAGGGCGCTTCTTGTTGCGAGCTTCCCAGTGCTTTTCCAGGCCTCGAATTTGCTCCATACCGACAATAGGAATTTGCCCAGGGTCTTGTGCTGCCGTGTCTGCCAGCATTGAAACCTGAAGGTTGTAGAGTCGCTGAGGGTCCATCGCTTTTGCAATGTGACCTTCTACGCGCTCAATATCGTCGATGAACCAGCGTTTCCCATATACCGGGATAAGCGGTATATGTTCACCAGGAATGCGTCGAGGCTTCTCAAGGAAGTTCTGACCATCCACCACTGATACATAAACACGGCGGCGTTTAACGGAGCGACGCGCAACCTCCTGGAACCCAGCAAGTGCCAACTCGTCTTCGATATCTTCAATCTGATCGCTGTCGTAGGTAGCAATCTCACCAGTGATTGGCTGGCGATAGCTGATTACATCTACAGACTCTTTGCGCACCTCGTAATACTTGGCGATGTAAACAACTTCAGGCTCAAACCAGTCGTATTCCCAACTGGTCATCGTGGTTACATCGAGCGATGCTGGAGGTGTCTTGCCATATTCAGCTTCGTACTTCTCAGGCGACAATGAGTACATGCAGAACGCCCACAGAGCGTCTGACTTGTCATACTTCTTCGCATCAGGGTCAAACCATACGGAGCGTGAAGGGTCATATACCGGCTCGATAGCTATGCGCTGGCGATCATCCATCGGGTCGTACTCGTTTACCAGCATCGAGGTTAAGCGGAAGCAGCCAAAACCACCCGTTGCGGCGTCGTCAAATGCGTTGTCGCATGCCTCACCGCCATCCGTCTCTTCGTAGTCAGCGCGGAACAGGCCATTCAGCTTGTTCGCTAACTCTTCGCTGGCCTCTTTGTCGCCAGGGCGAAACTTAACGGTGATGCGGTTGTTGCGGTACTCAGCGATGATGCGGTTGAGCTCGGTAGCGACCTTATTAATCTCAAACTTTGGGTACTTCTCGAACTGGTCATCAAGCTTGGTTCCCGCTGCCGTTGCTCCTTCCCATTGACCGCCAGGGACACGAGCGAATCGCGTAGCCTCAATGCACTTTTCGCGCACGTCTTGCTGCGGCGTATAGGCGCGGTCAAACCTGAGCATGATGCGCTCATGTTTTTTCTCTAATGTCTCTGCCATTTTTACCAACCGGAGGATGATGGAACGTAGATGTCCGTTTCTTCTGGAGCTAATGCCGGGCAGTGCATGCACATCATTAGTGCATCTGCCAGGTTAGGGGATGGAATACCAAGCTTCTGCTTCATTTCGACCTTAGTCATGAGCTCAAGCTTGCCATTACCGTTGAATTTACGCTGTATCTGAGTGAGTTCTGCAAATAGCTTCTCAAGCATCTTCTCGCCGATAGATTCCTTGTCGAAGCTCAGCATTTCGTCAGGGTCTGCGTATTCGCCATGCTCAACTGCTCGGTATGTCAGATAGAGCCTGTCAGCGAGGGTGTAGTAGAATTGCGCTCGCTTGTTTCTGAACACATCGCCGATAGTGCGGATATTGTCACCCTGCACCACTTCATCAGACCAGGCTCCGGCCTGATATGGCGCATCTTCGCTAAATGGTGATTCGCTACCCTTGAACATCGTAGCGGTTATCTTCTTGCCACTGAATGCATCGGTAGTTTGCCTGCGTAATGCAGCACCAATTCCGTCACCATCCCAAAGGTAATGGTCTGCTCCATCCTGAATGGCCTGAGAAGTGGCCCAGTCAGAGCCTTCATTCACATCCATTAGTAAGCCTTCGAGAACTCTCTTCACTACAGAGCCGTGGCGTGATGCATAACCCTTTGCGTCTGGTCCGGTATCTGATGGGTCGTGCGCAGAAACTATAGCGCCCTTTGCTTTCCATCCAAGCTTCTTGTGCGCATCTGTTGCCGCCTCAAGCCATTCACGTTTGATTATTGCCATATCGCTTGCACTTACCGGCTCACCTAGCCAGATGTGACGATAGAGAGTTGGATTGCGCCGCTTACACTCCTCCATCTCTAGCTGGAGAACTTCAGGAAAGTGTGGATTATCTGTGTAGTTAACCGTCAGCAGGCAGATATCATCCGGATGATCGACAACGAAGCGCTGATAGGTATCGTCAAGAATATTCTTCGGGTTGAAACTGACCCAGATTTCAGAGTTAGGCTTTCGGATGGTTGGAATCAGGATATCCCATGACTCCTTCGTTACTGCCTCAGCCTCTTCTACCCAGCAGATGTCTATCCCTTCCAGGGATTTAATCTTTGTTGGGTTATTTTTGATGCCGTAGAACATGAATTCAGCATTAGTGCCGAGATGCCGAATCATTGAGCGCTGTATTTCGAACTCAGACGCATACCCTTCGCGCTCTATCGTGTCCTCAAGCAATCTGATTACCGAGTCACTGATGCTGTTCTGCAATTCGCGAGCGCAAAGGATGCGTACAGGTTGACGGCGAGATGCCTCGATAAGCAGGCGAGCTATTGCCCATGACTTACCACTACCTCGACCGCCCTTAGCGACTTTGTAGCGATGCGCCTCGATGAACGGTTGGAAGATAGGGTTTATCGTTGTCATTTTCCGAATAGCGTACTCATTGGTGAGGTTTCAATCTGGATGGCGCCACCGTCTTTTCCGGTTAGCTCGTGCTCTTGCTTGTCTCGCCATTGGTCTTTCTGTCTGTTCTTCAGCCAGAATATTGCAGCCGTTGTATCGGCTGGAGCATGACGCTCAACATCTGCTACCTCGATTTCTTCTTTGTCTCTATCGACCTTTATCTTGAACGCCTGTTGCTCAACGTAGTTGTATCCAGTTGCCTTTTGGTACAGGCTTCTTACCACTCGCTCATCTGCAATATCCTTGGCGGCTTTTATGGAGTTGCAAAACTCTTCATGCTCAAGCTTCCAGCGGTAGATTGTTGAGCGATGCACATCAAAGAAATCAGCAAGCTCATCATCTGTAGCGCCCAGCAAACAAAGCTTCTCTGCCTGCGCTGCATACTCAGGTTTGTACTGAGTAGGCTTGCCGCTATTCCCTTCGGCATATTTGTTATCTTTGGGCGCTGCCATAAATCACCTTAAGCCTTAGTGAATGCTTGTGCGTACTCTACTGTGCGCCCTGGTGTTAACTGGATAACACTCATGTCGCCTAATGGCAGGAAGCCAGCAGTAATTTTTGCGTTGCACTTGATAGTGAAATCAGCGCGATCTGTACTTACCACGATGTCGTAGTCTGTTGCAGCTGTACCGCCTGCTGCTACCGCCTGGAAATATTCGGTTTTGGTAGATGTTGCTTTAACGCCTACCAACCCGCCATTAGGAAAGCGAGAAGCAGCGATATGCGCCTTAACCACTGGAACAAGACCAGCAACAGAACCAGCCGTTGCTGTTTGCATTTCGGTAATAGCCATTACTTAGCTCCTTTCTTTTTCTTCTTGCCGGCCTTGCTCATAGCAATGGCAATCGCCTGGTCTTTTGGTTTACCGGCTTTGATTTCGGTTGCGATGTTTTCACCGATAACCTTTTTGGATTTACCCTTCTTTAGCGGCATTTAGTGGCTCCAGATGGTTAGATGTAATTGGACGAGATAACCAGGAAGCCTATAGACACGACAGCAACAATCACCGCAGCGATGATGTGCAGAGTGTGATAGATAAACTCGATTAGCTTGTCTTTGAATGTTGGCTTGTAGACTGGATGGTTGAGAACATCTTCACGTATGAGAGACATTCCATAGAGCAGAGTTATTTCTCGCTCTCTCTTTTTCATACATCACCTCAAACATTGAGTGCGAATGTATTCCTGCAGCGCTTTCAGTGCTGTTTGGTCACTGATGATTCCGGATCTGATACCAAGAACGTTTCGTCCAGCAACTGAAGAGAGCTCGACGGTGGCATCATCGCCCATGCTGGGGGAGCCGGCGGTTTTGGTTGTGGCTGGCACGGGACATTTTCCTTTGACGAGCACCCTACCACCATTATCAAGCTTGCGCTGCAGAGCAGCATTTTCAGCTTTAGCATCTGCCAGTTCCTGTGAGTATTTGGCATCCAGTGCAGCAACATCACGTTGCCTTACTTTCATGTCGGTGATGGTGGCGTTCGCCAGGCTGAGCAGCTCAGT